ACTAACCCAACGCACTAAAACTGTAGGGGGTAAACATTGAATATTGAAGAGACACTAAAAGATAGGGGATCTCTTTATGGTAATTACGAAACCCTTGCTACTACAGCACAACAATTAAAAGACGTTGTGCGAATGGGTGCGAATTATGATAGTTTGTCGATGCCAATGAAAGAAAGTGTTGATATGATTTGTCACAAGATTGCTCGCATTGTGAATGGAGGCCAGCCGCAAGAGATTGATCATTGGCATGACATAGCTGGTTATGCGAAGCTTGTTGAAGATATTCTTTATTAAAGGAAACTAAATGATTACTATTACTACTGAATTGGAAATTGCTATTCCTAAGTCTGAAATTCCTGCTGGCTTGCTTGCAGATGAAGAAGTGTTACATGAAGCTATAGTGGAAGCTTTGTCACAAGCTTTTGCTGGTTTGGGCGCAACCGACGATGATGTAGTAATTACATATCTTGACATCGAAGGTTTGCATGACGAAGAAGACTAGAAATAGTGGTCAATGGACTGAAGCAAGGTGGAGAAGCTTTATTGTCTCTGCCTTGCGAATGGCATCAAGACGCTGGCCTGTAAAGTTTGATGTATTGAAGAAGGCTAGTGTTGGAAGGAAAGTTAATCCAAAAACAGGAAAGCTTGCACTACATTATCAATGCGCTAAATGTACAAAAACATTTGTTGGATTGGACGTACAAGTAGACCATATCATTCCTGTTGTAGGTAAAGAGGGATTCGTTAGTTGGGACGAATATGTAGAGCGTATGTTCTGTGAAGCTAATAACTTCCAGATTTTGTGCAAGCCGTGTCATAAATTAAAAACTGATACGGAAAAACTTAGGAGAAAGAAAAATGGTTGATGGAAAAATTGAACTTGTAACTTTGATTGAACACGAGGATGGTAGCGCCACTTGTTCATTCACCTGTAATGATGAAGCTCGCGCTGGCCTTACCAAAGTTGGTCTTATTTCTTTACTTAAAAGTGCTTGTCCTAACAAAGGACTAACTGACGAAGAAATTGATGAAATTGTTGTCAATGTTCTTCAGCAGACGTATGAGCGTTGTATTGAACTTCCTGTTGTAGATGGTTATAAACATCCAGAAGATGTAGAAATTGATGACGCTGTTGCGTCAGCATGCTACACTTTGCTTTACTACTTCATGCCTCACTCAGAAGCTGAACAATACTTTACTCAGTTGTTCGCAGAAGATGAAGAAGAGCTTCCAGAAGAGAATCAACTACAGGAAAACAATGTCTAAAGTTAAATTGATTTGGGCAACCCCGGATGCTGAAAATCTTATTGCTTATATGGCAAGGGTTTCTAATCCGGGAAACCAAGACAATAAAGACACTGCTCCTAAACTCCTAAAGTATTTGATTGACAACAAACATTGGTCACCTTTCGAGATGGTCAATGTTTGTATGGAGATTGAGACTACCCGCGACATTGCTAGACAAATGTTGCGGCATAGGAGTTTTAGCTTCCAAGAGTTTAGTCAACGCTATGCAATTGCAAGCGAGTCAGAGTTTTCTCAACCTCGCTTGCAAGATTGGAAGAATAGACAAAACTCTATTGAAGTGGAAGACAGGGAACTCCATCGTTATTGGTGGAGCCTACAACAGACGGTGCTGTCCACTTCGCTAGACGCTTATCATCAGGCACTAGATAATGGCATTGCAAAAGAAGTTGCTAGGAAGGTGTTGCCAGAAGGTATAATGTTGTCTAGGCTTTATATGAATGGTACACTTCGTAGTTGGCTTCATTACCTCGATGTTAGATGCGACAAGGCAACGCAGAAAGAACATAGGGATGTTGCTGATAAATGCAAGGTTGTTATTGAAAGTCTCTTCCCTTCTTTGTTTAAGGAATAAAATAGTGGACACTACTAACTGGAAATTCTGTTCAGAAGATTCTGAAGGTAATATTTTTAATGCGTCTATCAATCTACCATTTGATGCTGGATGGTCTGATGTTCTTGAACGATTTGTTTTGTTTTTGTCAACGGTTTATGGCTACGATATTTCTGGAAAGATGCAACAGGAGCCGATCACTCCCTTTACACAAAAATAATAAACGCATATACCAACCAACCTCAAAGGGGAAAGACTTTTCTTTCCTCTTTTTTTATCTCTGGAGATTTCATGAATATTGATTACACACGCGATGCTTTGTTTGATAAGTTGGGTATGCAGAGGCTTAAAGAAAGCTACATGCGAGATGACGAGACAAGTCCCCAAGAAAGGTTTGCGTTTGTTTCTAAAATGTTTTCTTCTTCAAACGAACATGCACAGAGGCTTTATGACTATAGCAGCAAACATTGGCTCTCTTATTCTACTCCTATCCTTAGTTTTGGTAGGTCTAAGCGCGGTCTTCCCATTTCATGTTTTCTCAATTATATCGACGATAGTGCCGAAGGATTGGTGGACAACCTATCTGAAACCAATTGGCTTAGTATGTTTGGCGGTGGCGTTGGTGTCCACGTTGGTATTCGTAATAGTGATGACAAATCCACTGGAGTAATGCCACATTTAAAAATTTATGACGCTTCGTCATTGGCATATCGTCAAGGAAGAACCCGTCGCGGATCTTATGCCGCTTATCTGGATATCAGTCACCCTGACATCATTTCTTTTTTGGAAATGAGAAAGCCCACTGGTGATCAAAACATTCGTACACCAAATCTTCATCATGGAATTAATCTTTCTGATGACTTCATGAAGCTTATTGAAGCATGCATGAAAGATGAAAATACTAATGATGATTGGGAACTAAGGAACCCTGCCACTGGAAAGGTAGTGGAAGTTGTCTCTGCTAAATATCTATGGCAGAAAATCCTTGAACTCCGTATGCAAACCGGGGAACCCTATCTCATCTTCATTGATACGGCAAATAAGAAATTGCCTTATTGGTTGCAAATGGAAAGCCTTGCCATCAATGGTAGCAATCTCTGTACTGAAATCTTTTTACCTACAAATGAAGAGCGTACAGCAGTGTGCTGTCTTTCCTCGCTCAATCTGGAATATTACGAAGATTGGAAAGACAATGATCTGTTCATTCTAGATGTAATGGAAATGCTGGACAATGTATTGCAATATTTTATTGACAATGCACCTGACACTATTAGTAGAGCTAAGTTTTCGGCAATGCGTGAGCGAGACATTGGCATTGGTGCTTTAGGTTTTCATGCTTATTTGCAAAAGAAAGGCGTAGCATTTGACAGTGTGTTGGCTAAGATTATGAACAAAGAAATCTTTAAGCACATTCAAGAGAAATGTCTTAAGGGAGACAGGGTATTGGCATGGTCTAGAGGAAGCTGTCCAGACGCTAAATACCATGACGTAACCCGTCGTTTTAGTCATCATATGGCTATTGCTCCAAACGCTTCTAGCAGCCTTATCATGGGCAATACAAGCCCATCTGTAGAACCCTATCGCGCTAACATGTACAAACAAGACACACTTAGTGGCTCTTTTGTAACTAAGAATAAGTTTCTTGAAGCTGCGTTAGAAAAGATTGGTATGAATGATGATGAGACATGGGCATCCATTGCATCTAATGATGGCTCTGTTCAGCATTTGGGAGTACCAGAGCGTATTAAAGAAGTGTTTAAGACCGCTATGGAAATTGATCAACGCTGGATTGTTGAGCTTGCTTGTGATCGTCAGTTCTATATTGATCAAGGACAAAGCATTAACTTGTTCTTCCCTGCTAATGTATCTACAAAGTATCTACATGCTGTCCACTTCATGGCATGGAAGGGAGGACTGAAGAGTTTATATTATCTACGGAGTGAGAAGGTGCGTAAAGCAGACAAAGTAGGAGCGCAAATCAAACGGCAAAAGCTGGAGGATGATGTATCATTGAAGGCTATTGTTGATGGAGAAACCTGTTTAGCTTGTGAAGGATAAAATCATGGATAGAAAAGACATTATCCGCTTGGCGCGGGAGGCTGGGGTGTATCTCGCGCATAACGAGTTGACGTTAATGACGGGACTTGAACGCTTTGCCAACCTTGTCGCCGCGCATGAACGGGAGGAGTGCGCCAAAGTGTGTGAAGAACAAATGAAAGCCTATATGAGCAGTCAATACACCACAGACCCTTTGGGTGGGTTTCGTGAACGATTTGCAGCAGAAAGATGCGCCGCTGCTATCAGAGCAAGGAAAGAGAAATGAAGCATTGCTGGCCTAAAAAACTTTATTATGTACTTTGCCGTTGGATCGATTACCCAAACGGTGGCGGCAGAAATTTTATTGCAACTAAACATTTAGGTCGTGCGCGGCACTACGCCAAGCGTTTAAGGCTTAAAAAACGGCAAATTGATGTATGGGAAAAGGGTAAGAAAAAATATGTTCTTAAAGGGAGTTGGCTATGAATTCAATCATTAGAGAATTGGCTCTTGAAGCTGGATTTCCAACAGCGGGGTTTGATAAAGAGGGGGTTGTTATTCAAAACTCCAAAGAGATTGAAAAGTTTGCCCGTCTTGTTGCTTATGAATGTGCGACGTTAGCTGAAACTGCTGAGCCGTATAAAGCCGGTGATTTAATTAAACGATATTTTGGGCTTTCATAGGAGAAAGACATGAAAACAATTATCCACGTTAACCAACATGTAATTAAAGCCAACAATAAAAACGGAGAAAACAACCCCGTACTCACCGTAAAAACCTACAAAGATAACCGTTACGCTCATGATGTAATTATTAAAGGCCCTAGCAGAGTTGTTTATTCACCAGATAAACCACTGTCTTGCGGGGCGCATGTGTGGATTGAAACAGAATCGGAGGTTGAAATTAATGCTTACTGACTATAGACTTACATTCAAACCTTTCTCATATCCGTGGGCGTATGCCGCTTGGCTTCAACATGAACAAAGCCATTGGCTCCATACAGAAGTGCCTATGTCTGAGGATGTTAAAGACTACAAAGAAAAGCTAACAGAAAAAGAAAAGCAACTTCTCACAAAGATCTTGCGCTTCTTTGTTCAAGGAGACATTGACATTGGCTCTGGCTATCATGAGCATTACATCCCAATGTTCAACCATCCAGAAATTAAGATGATGCTTAGTGGCTTTGCCGCCAGAGAAGCGTTACATGTAGCAGCTTACGCCCATCTCATTGAGACATTGGGGCTACCAGAATCTACATACAATGAGTTTCTGGAATACAAAGAGATGGTGGATAAGCATGACTACTTTCAAAGGCTTTCTTCTTCACCAATGGCTGAGAAGATTGCCATCATCTCCGCATTTGGAGAAGGTATGCAATTGTTTTCCAGCTTTGTCATGCTCCTAAACTTTGCTAGGAATGGAAAGCTTAAAGGCTTGGGGCAGATTATTTCTTGGTCTATTGTCGATGAAACTCAACATGCTGAAGGCATGATTAAGCTCTATCGTGAATACGTTAAGGAGAATATGCATGAGACTACACCAGAAGATATCAAAAAGATTGCAACTGAAATGGTTACGCTTGAAGATGGCTTTGTTGATTTGGCTTTTGGTATCAGCGGAGATATCGAGGGACTCAGCAAGGAAGAAGTTAAATCATATATTAGATACATCGCAGACAGGCGACTAATTGCTATGGGTATGAGAGGCATCTTCAAGATTAAGAAGAATCCTTTGCCGTGGGTTGATGGTATGTTAGGAACTTCCCATACAAATTTCTTTGAACAGCGCGTTACAGACTATGCTAAAGGGGCTGTAACAGGTAGTTGGGATGATGTATGGGGACAAGCATGATAGAGCATATTATCAGCGATAGCATGCTCTTGGAAGCGCGGGAAAAGAGTGTGGCAATGGGTAAGCTTTACAACTCAATTACTGGTGGAGGGGGAAACATTGTGGGCTTTATTGGAGAAGCCATTGCACAAGAAGTATTGGGTGGTGTATTAGAAAACACCTATGACTATGACTTGGTGTTACCCAACGGTACTTTAGTAGATGTAAAAACAAAGTCTACTAGCGTAGCGCCATTGCCTACATACGATTGTTCTATTGCTGCTTTTAACCCAAATCAGAAGTGTGACTTCTATGCTTTTGTGCGAGTTAAGAAAGACTTGTCTGTTGGTTGGTACTTAGGTGTATACAACAAGCAACAATATTTTGAAGATGCTGTCTTTATGGAGAAGGGAACCATTGACCCGTCTAATGGGTATGTCGTAAAATCTAGTTGTTACAACCTTAAAATTTCTCAACTAAAGGAAACGATATGAAAGCAGAACGCTTACCTCCATTGAAGATTCAATTTGATCAAGGCTATCGCGCATTCTTTAACAACTGGATGGTGAACAATTATGATCCTGAAACAATCCAAGGAAAGGAATGGCAAAGGGGATACGACAGAGCCTACTATGTCAACCTATACCAGCTTAAACAGAAAGAGACAAATAATGAGCAAAGCACCGTTGAATGAAGAAGAGGGTTTGTGGATTGATCCACCATCAGGATGGAACTATGGGTTTCCAAAAATTATGAGTAAGGAAGAGGCATCAGATAAAAATCTGAACTTCCATGAATGGCTTATTAAAAATGGATATCCCGAAAGTCTAATTAAAGAATTTGGGGAACACTTCTATGTTAGACAATGGTCTGATTCTTGGAAGGGTGAATTTACCGAACGGTAATTATTTTAGGTATTTATACAAGACATAGCCAAAAAATTACCGATCGGTATTTTTTCTGCCCGTAGCTCAGTGGATAGAGCAACAGCCTTCTAAGCTGTGGGTCATAGGTTCGATTCCTATCGGGTGGGCCATTACTTGGGCTTATGATTAGAAAGTCTTGGATAAGAACGATTGGCATGCGCTGACTTCACTGCCAAATTACTTTTAGCAGTGGAGCCTCCTTTACTTAAAGGAACTTTATGATCAACGTCTTTCCCGTCCCCTTTAGAAACCCTCCCCTCTTTAGCCATTTCTGCTCTGGCTTTATTACGGGCTGCGCGTTTCTTCACTTGCTCTGGCTTGCTATGGTATTGGTCGTACTCTTTTGAATACGGTCTTGGTTTGTTAACGTAAGGCATTAGCGTTTCCTTGCTTTGTTAGTTTTAGGATTGTAAGTAAAGTCTGAAGGTTTTCCTTTACTATATTTAGCTGCCCTGTCTTTAGCTCTGCCAGCGTTTCCCATGTCTTGCCTCTTTTGTCCTTCAGTAGTTAACTCACCATTGGGTTTAATATGTCCTCTTT